TGATATAGACGCCCATCAACTCTTTCAGGGCTTGCTGCAACGCCGACTTCGACGTGTTGAAGGCATTGGCGCTGAAACCGAAATCGAACCGGCCGTCGATCTCTCGGGCTTGCGCAATCGTCATGAACGAGCCGGCCGGGTCGGCATCGGGACCGAGAATGCGGATTGTCTTGTTCGGCGGCAAGAAGCGCTTGTTCAGTTCGTGAATTTGCGCCCAAACCTCCGTAAGCATCATGAAAAAGCGCCTAAGCATCCTTTCGGGACGGGCGTCGCCTTGGCCTTGGACCATCGACATGCCGGCGGCTGTCCTGAGTGCGCTCGACCGCCCGACCGGGACACGGCCAAACTGAAGCTCGCCCTGCATGGTCAGTTTTTCGGCATAGCCGCCGACCACCGTCAGCACGTTCATCCCGAAAGCCGCCGCATTGTTGGCGATTTGCGGGAAAAACACGTCGTTTTTGGGGTCGTTGAGCGGGTAGCCCTCGCCGGGAGAGTTTTGGATGATTTCGGGACGCATGCCGCCAATCGCCTTGTAAAAGAAGAACGGCGTCGTCGCCAAGGTGCCGGAGTCCATTGTTTGATCGAACACCATCTTCATGATGTCGTGCGAGCTTTCGAGAAGCTCGAACACGCCGATTCCCTTGCGACGCCCTTGGACCTGAATGAAAGACTCCTCGGCAAAAGGCCGGCGCGGCGGGTTCGACGGATATAGCTCCGTCATGAGGCGGGCCTTGAGCAATTCCCGCGTCTCATAGACCACCCAAAACACCACGTCCTCGGTCTTGCCGTCGCCGTCGATGTCATAGATGTCGAAGCACATCAAAAGCGTCAGGACGCCGTGTTCGTCGATGTTCGGGGCCTTGCGCGTTTCCGAACCGTCGGCGCCCTGCAACACGTCCATTTGCCGGGCTACTTCGTCGCGGGATTCGTCCCGCGTCGCGGACGCGATGGCGTCCATTTCATCGGGACCAGCCAAATCGTAATAGCCGCTGTCCTTCAAGCGGGCGATCACGTCCTTGGTCGTGTTCTCGATCATGATGACGTGGGACGCACCGCCGGGATTGCTCGGCGACGGCATTTGCAGATTGGCCGCGCGCGGCTCCGTCAATATCTGGTCCCATGTTTTCGGGATGATGCGCGGGCCGTCGAAAACGACGACTTCGCGGACGACGGTCATTTCGACGCGATCATCGGCGGTCGTGTAAAAACAGACTTCCATCGTTTCGCCGTCGGCCGTCGTGATCTTGTAGTCCCATCCGTCCTTGTCGGTCGGGACACCGCCTTGGGCGTCGGGAAACGCTGCCGCGACCAACGAGCCGAAATAAACCGGCATCGGCATGTCGGGCGGCGGTGCCGGGAAAATCCTGGCGTCGTGAACCTCGCGCTTTTCCTTGATCCACGGAATGAACGCGGTCGCGTAACCGTCGTCGATAAAGGAGTCGATCAACTCGCCGATGGCCCGCTCGCCGTTTTGCTCGATGAAAACTTGGTGCGCGATCAGCGTGTCAACTTTTTCGGCGGCTTCGGTCAAGTCCTTGGTCTTGGCCTTGGCCGTGACCGGCGGCATGCCTGACATAACAGCGTTGTGCAGGGTGTCCTTGAGGCGTTGCGAGTGCGTCATGATGTCGGGCAGGCCGACATCCGAGCAATCCGGCCACGGATAGTCCTTGCCGCCGCGCCACATGCGATATTTGGCATAGCGCTGAAGCCGTGCCTCGCGCTCGTCGTGGGTCGCGTCGAAGTCGGCCCGGTAGAAATTCATGACGCGATCCGCGATTTCCTGCTTTTTCTCGGGTGTGAGATTCCATTGACGCCGACGTGAGCGACGGACGCGGACGCCATTTTGGTAATCGGGACGGGGCGGCATCGGTCTATCCTTTCAGGAAATCTCGCCAGGGAACGGCGCACAGGACGCCAATCGGGATATTGGCGAGCAGCTTTTCGAGACCTTCTTGATGCTTTCTGGCTTCTTCCGGCGAGCGCGGGGCGCCGCCGAGCATCAGGCGGTTTTCTTCTTCGTAGAGCGACGTTCGCAAGACGCGGCGCCAGATGTTCGGTAATTCCTGCGACAAAGCGTCGAGCATTTCCCTGGCAACGGTAACGGTCGCCACGCCGTTCAAGAGAACGAGGGTCGCGCGCAGGGCGTTTTCGAGCGGCGCCCCTATTTTGAGGGGCCGGCCGGCCAGGGGGTGCCCCTCGGGGTAAACGGTAATGACTTGGAACACCGGCTCGCCGGTGACGATGCAGCAGCCGGGCGAATGCAGATCGGTCATTGATCGTCCCGTTTGGTTTCTTGATCGCAAACGCGCTTGCCATCGACGACGCAATCCGAGAGACCGCCGGCCCACTCGGTTTTGTGTTCATAGACGCCTTCTTGGCTGGTCGGGACGCGCCGGACGGTCCCAACAGCCTGCCGGCACGTCAAACAAACGATGCGGCATTCGATGTCCCGATTGGTCATGGTTCGGGGCTCGTTTGTTCGACGGCTTGATTCACGTCGGGGAGCGCGTCAATCGAGGTCCCGAAATGGCCGATCAACAAGACCATGCCCTTTGTCCATTCGTCGGCGAGCCGCGTGTGAAGCTCGTCTCGCCGGCGCGTAAAATCGTCGGCGATCTCGGCGCAGGCCGCGCAATATTGACGGACGATGACTTGACCGCGCGCAATCTTCTCGCCGTCGAGGGGCTTCTTGCAGCCGTCGCAAACCGTGATCGTTGCCATGTCAGCCTTTCCCCGCCATGTGGACTTTCTTCATCAGCCTGGAATGCAGCAACGCCATCTTTCGGGCGTTGCGGTGGCGCGTCTTGTCGGATCGGATGCGCTGCGCTTCGAGCAGCGTTCGCATGTCGTTTTCGGCGACGTGACGCGCGTGTTCGTCGTCGAAATCGGCGAGTCCCTGCCGGACATTCGGCTTGGCAATCGACAAACCCAAGGCCGGCGTCAGCGCGCCCTTGATTTTTCTGCCCGTTCGGGATGAACCGCCCATGTCAGTATCCTCCTTTACGATGCCCGCGCCTTCGGATGACCGGCGCACCATTATACAGCAAATCGAAATTGGGGTCGCTGTTCATCAGATATTTCAAGAGCGTCGGATAGTCGTCGTATTTTTGCCGGGCGATGGCCTTCGGATCGCGCTCGTCCTTGCGCCGGTATTCGTCCCAGGCGTAGCGCTTCATTTGGAAGATCGTTGACTTGCAGCGCGGCGCTATCGTGATGCGCGGGCGGCGCGTGTTCGGGTCTGGCTCAAGGAATTTGTTGAGGCGCGCTCGGCCGACATCGACATCGTTGCCAAGCTCAAGCGGCAGGCCGGCCGAGCGGAATTCGTCGAGCCACGTCACGCCGCGCACGGCGCCGGCCGGCGATTGCAGCATGTTCGGGTCGCCGAGCCGGCGCGCGATGCGAAAGCCGAAAGACGTTTCGACGTTCTTGACGTGCTTCGCGACTTCTTCAACGCCGCCTTCTTCCGCGCCTTCGGCGACAACCCAAAGATCGTCACTCGGATCGACTTGGACCCACAGAAACATATGCGGTTTGCGCGGGTGCGGGTCGATCAGGAAAATCGTCGGCCAGTTTCGGGACCACTCGAAATCGACGACGTGATTGTAGTTCACGATGTTGGGCGATCCGGTATCCGGGTCTTTGCCGTTGACCGGAAATATGTTGTGCCCGCTGGCGAAACTCCACGTCGTATCGGTGTCGGTGAACAAGGGGTGGATGCGATTGGAAAAGCGGATCGGCTTGCCCTGAATGCGGACGTTGATCGTTTCGGCCGACCATTTTTCCATCTGAGCCCGGATGGCTTGCTGATCGAGCGTGGCGTTGTCGGTCGTCGCCAATTCGAACCAGTCCGTATCCGGCGACTTGTTCGGGCCTGGAATGCCGCGCTCGTAGATTTCGTCGAATATCCAATCGACCGGGATGCTCGGGTCGTCCGGCCACGTCATCGCCAAGAGCAAGCGGCCGTTGACGCGCATGGTGCGCGCTTGGCTTTCGCGGAAGATCGGCAACGTCGGCGGCTCGTCGTGCATGATGATGTGAAAGTCGCCGGACGCGAAATCTGAGGGGTCTTGGTCTTTCGAAAGAAACTGAATCTGGCTTTCGCCTATCGGCGTTCCGTCTTTCGGGTCCCGGCATAGTACGCTCAGGGTGCGCAGCTTTTCGGACCACGACTTGTCCCAATTTGCGCCGAGTAGGCTCGAACGCGGCACCCACCCCCAATGGCCGCGCTCGCCGCCCGGTCTATCGACGCCGGTCCATTTGAACCATTGCAGCTTGGGCAGCATGATCGGGTGCAGAACGGTCGTCAGGGACTCGACGACGATGCGGCAATTAACGGGACCGCGAAACTTTTGCTTCGCCAGATGTTTGAGCGAGTTGGGGAACACGCCGGTCGCCAACGACACGATCTCGACCAAGCAAGTTTCCGTCTTGCTTGAGCCGTTGCCGCCGCCTACGCCGACGAGCTTGGCCTTGCTTTCGTGGACCGCCATCGCGTTTCGGGACACCGGCTTGTAGTAGAGGATTTGGTTTTCTTGCCGGTCGGTGTTCAGGACATGCAGGCTTTTTCCGATGAGGGCTTGCAAGTCTTCGTCGGAGAAGCGCGCAAGGCTGCCCTCGTTGAGCGCCAACAAGTCCTGAACGCGCGCGGGCTTTCGGCCTCTCATGCTCATCCGTCGATGTCCCGCATGGTGTTGTGCTTGACGCGCTCGATCATGAAGATTGCGCGCTCGACCGTCATCTTGGAGCCGATGCGAAACTCGGCGCCGTCGATGGTCGAGCCAGCAATGATGATGTCTTGGATTTCGCCCCGATCAACCATTCGGGACACGAATTCGACGGCTTCGCCCGGCGTCAAGCTGTTATGAGGCGCAAGCTGAACGACTTTCGTCATGTTGGCTCGGGCGCGTGTTCGCGGGCATCGGCGTCGGCCTCGGCGTCCGCAACGGCCTCGGCGACGGCGGGCGTCACGTCTTTGAATTCGGCGTTGACGGTCAAGCCGCGTCGTTGGGCTTCACGAATGAGTAGCGGGATGTTTTCGTTGACGCGCGCGCGTTCTTCCACCGAGAGAATCATCGTCGGCTCGCCGCGCAGAAGCGCCCGCTTCTCGACGAGAATTCCGACGGCGATCATCTTGTCTTTCAAGGACGCTTCGGCGATGTCTTGGTCCGTGACCGAGCCGAGAACGCGGCCTAGCACGTCCTCGATGGATTCGAGAAATTGCGGCCGAACGAGTCCTTTGACTTTGTTTTGGACATCGGAAAAGCGCCCGCGCAGGCTTTCGACGATACCGATGGCCGAGTCGTGGCTGACACCGGCGTCCTTGAGCGTCTTGAAGATCGGCGCGAATTCGTCAAGCGCTTCTACTGTCAGCGCGGTCGCCATGATCTCGGGATTTTTTTCGGCGACTGATGTTTTGCGCGGCTTCGGAAACGTCGTCG